AAAAACAATTTGCGTTCATCTAATCTTCTGTTTTGTAAACCTTTTAATATCTTGCCACCAGCTCTACAATATTTAACTAACGACTCCATAGCCGCTTCTTTATCGTCACGTAACAACGCTTGACGGATGGTGCTTCGTTGAAAGCATCCAAGGCCCAAATTGAAGCAAAAACTAATAATAGCGTCAAATTCGTGTTGTCTAAGGCGCACCTTAGGTAACATTCTAAGTACTCCCAACTCAAAACGGTTGAGGTCTCGTTTAAGAATTCCATCTATTTCCTCGTTAGTAAATGTTTTATTCCATTCCGTTGGTAGCGTTTTACCATCACCGATAAGATGACCAACACCCACAGTCCACAACCCAGCAGGACATTTATAAGGTTTATTTCTAATGCCTTCATGGTGTTTAATTAACTTGATTGCTTCTTTAGACGCTTTCACGTTTTTTCTCCCAAGTGCGAGAACCAAAGTAGAAGCCAATAATTGACGCTACTATGCTCATCTCATCACTAGAGAATACTGCATCCATTGCTTCAGGAGTAAAGCCACCTGTAGATTTAACTGCCCATACAAGACCTGCTACATCTACAAATACTAATAAGCCTACAAATGTAAAAGCTACAATAGGTCTTACAGAAGCATTAAGAGTCTTTACCCAAGGTGCTGCTTCAGCAACAAGTTTAGCATCATGTGTATATAATGCTTCACGTTCTTGTGCGTACGTTTCTGCATACGTTCCTTCTAATTCAATTGCAGCAATCTTTTCTTGTGATACAAAACCTTTTTCAGCCATAAGCAATGTTTGTTGGTTCTGTAATTGAGCCATTTCACGTTCATGCTTTTGGTCACCCTTTTGCTGAAAGAAGCCAAGTAGTGATGGTAAGCCTGAAGTAGCAAAGCCTAAAATTCCTGAGATGATACTAAACATTTATAGTTCCTTTGGGTCAAAGCCAAATGTATTGGCTACACGTTTTTGTAGTTTAAGAAATAAGCCTTTATGACTTGTGTATTGTTCTGTTTTTGGTGAGTCTAAATAAACACACATGTGTATAATTTCATGGCATAGCGTAATTAGAACAGGATATAAGTGTGAATGTCTTGCTACACTTATAGTAATAACATGAGGTTCACCTGACTCTGGTGGTTGATACTCTCCACATATAGCATTATCATTGACTATAACAAAGTCTACTTTAGATGCCGGTGGTAATTTGTATTCGTCAAAGACGGGCATTTCTATCAGAGCTGAATATAAGTTTGCTATATTGTTCTCTGTAATAAATGTCATTTTGATAATGGGTTCATTGTGCTACGTTTAACAGTATTTAGTTTATCATCCATTGCGTTTACGGTTGCTTCTAATTCTTTACGTAATCCTGATACCATAGCAGAAGTTTCACGTGAGTTAGCAATAGCGTCTGAAGACTTTTCACTAGCTTTCATTATAGACTCAGATAGCTGATATTGTCTTTCATTTATTGCTTTAACTTGTATCTCTAAACCATTTAACTTAGACTCTATAGGAGCTAAGTCTAAACTGTCAACAGCTTCAATTGCCGTAACCATCTTGTTGTAAAAAGTTATGCCTGCGTATGCCGAGCCAGCCACTATTGGCAATGCTATTAAAATCAACTTCAGAAGTGCCGAGCTGGATAAGCTCAAGCTGAAGGTTTTGGGTTTTTCCGAACTCATTGTTTATCTCCGTATCAAATTTGAAAGCATCTGTTAATTCAATTTGCTGTATAATAGGTCTGTTAAGTATTTCTAATGAAAGGACTATCCCAAAGCCATGTACAAGCTCTTTACCCTTTGGTACGTCAAGCTTAGGACTATCCTTGCTATCATTCTTTTGTTCAGCCTTTGGTGGGTCTTTTGGGCTGTCTTCTTTTGCTTTTGGCTCGCTTTTAACTTCCTGTTTTGGTTGTTCAACCTTAGGCGGAGCTGACTCTACTTTAGGTGGTTCAGGAGGTGGTGGCGAAGCTAACGGATTAACCTCTGGTGGCGGTGGAGCTACAACAGGAGGTGGATTGTTTACAGGGTTAAGTGGACTACTAGGACTAACTGGTGAAGATACGTTAGTGACGTTTGTAGCACTTTTAACACATGAATTAGCTGTCTCTACCCATGTTCCCCATATAGATGGGTTATAAGGGTCAGGACAGGATGATGTTCTTGTCTCTGTAACTGAACCTACGTATTCTGGTTGACAGGCTACTTGCCTAGTTTCAACGCTTGCTTGACACGTTGGAGGGTCTTGCGTGCAATTGTTGCTAGTTTCTGTCCAAGGTGACCAAGCGTTTGCAGTACAATTAAAAGTCCTGCTTTGATTAACAGCACCGCTATAATGAGGTAACGTGCAAGCTGTGGTTTGATTTTCAACCAAGTCTGAACAAGCAGGGACTTGATACGCACCACAAATTGGGTCATGAGTGACATAACTTTTACACCAGTAATCCCTGATAGCAACTTCGTTTTCAATGCCATTACATACGAGAGAACCTGGAAGCATATAGCCTTCAGGCGTTGGAGTATAGTTGCAATACCAAGCATAAGCATTATTTACCTTTGTTAGTGATAGAAGTAGTAATAGGCTCGTCAGCAACAAGCGGTATCGTGTATGTATCGCCATATAGTTTCTTAAATATAGAAGGGTTACGTTCATACCAACCACGTTTAGCAGCATCACCAATAGAACCGTTTATAGGACATGGTGAACCTGACTGTATCATGGCTTCAAATACTCTTTCGTCTTGACAGAGTATAGATACTGCAGCTACTTTAAGACCTAAGTCATTGAGAGTTTTAGCTAGTTTAATGCGTTCACAATTAACGTCTTTGTAGCCAGAGCCACCACTTACGCCAAACAATGTACTAGATACAGAACCAGTAACAGGAACTATACAAACGTCTTGGCTAAAAGCACTTATAGAAGGGCTAATGGCACTTGGTGGTGGTTGACCTTTGTAGTTGATAGTAGTTGTATCTGCTTTAGCATCCATAGAAAGTGCTAATAACATACCTATGGACATACCTACAAGTAATGCTACTAAGTTCTTTAATGCTTGCATTATTTCATTCCATTAGTTAATAGATAAACAATAACGAAACCTGCTGTTCCTAATAATATTTGTTCTAAACGCTTAAGTCTTGCATTAATTTGTTCGTAGCGAATAGCACAAATTTCCTCATGCGTACTTAAACGTGAGTCTGTGTCTGTCTTGACCATTACTATTCCTTTATTGTTCTGATAATAAGCCAGGCATAACACCAGCTTCATAAGAATACAAACCTGGTTGTCTTAAAATAGACTGATTTTGTTGGCTGCTTCTTAATTTCATAATGTCTTGCAATATGCCATATTGTTCTTGTGGATTTGTTGTAAACAACTTTGATTGTAATTGCTCTGCTGTTGCTGGACTAATACCTCTTCCTTGAGCAATACCTCTTCTTCCAATATTAGCAATTGTTCCAAGTATATTACCTTGTGCTAATGGAATAATATCGTTAGCCATACCTAAGTCTTCAGTAAGCATAGCTCTTTCTTGCGTTTGTGAACCACCTAATACTCTTCTTTGCGTTTGTAAAAGTTTACGTTGACCCTCTAATTGTTTTACAAATTCATCAAAACCTTTTTGGTTATCAAAGGCATAACGTAAAGCACTTCTTTTTCTATCAGAGCCAAATATCTTTTTAGTAAAGTCCATACCTTCAAACGTAGATAAATTGTCTTGTATTTTAGATACCATACCAATTCTAAATGCTTCTTTTTGTGCAGGTTTCATAGACTGTAAGTTTTTAACTAATTCACTTTCACCTACTTTTAAATAGTCTGCTCCTGTTTTGTAAGCATTTTGCACTTCCAAAGAGTCAGCAAATGTTTTATTAGCCTGAGCATATAATGGGTTTTGTGCTTTAATAAGGTCATTAAATTCTTTTCTTACTTTAACTACATCTGAACCATAACCACTTACTTTGCCTGTAATAGAGTCAGTTTCTTTTTCTACTACCCTATCTAAACCTATTTTAATTTGATGCAATACATCAGTAGGAACTTTTTTAACTGCCTTTAAATTATCTAATTCTGGCAATGATACACCTTCAACATCAGCACGTTTTTGAGCTTCTTTATATGCTGTTTTAAATACATCTCTATCAAAATATTTAGTAAAGGGAGTAATAGGAATATCTTTTTCGTATGCTTTAGGATATGCTATTCTTGCTTGTGCTGACTGTGTTGTAGCTAATTCATTAATGTAGTCATAGCCAAACTTATTAGATGTAAGGTTAGATTTTTGAGTTAAACCTTCTACTAATTGACTTGGTAATGAAGCTCCACGTTCTTGTAAAAATGCTTCTGTACCTGTTTTAGCACGACTAGGAACAACATAAGAAGAGTAACCTAAGTTTTGTAAATTAGTGCCTAAGTCTGCAATAGTAGCCTCAGGAACACCTAAACTTCTATACTCACTTAATACTGTTTGTACGTCATTTGGAGTTAGGTTTTCTTTTTGTAGTGTCTCACTTAATTTTTTAGTTGCTATTTTATTAGCATCACCCAAACCTAAACCCTGAGCTAAATTCTTTACTGTTCTACCTGCTAAGTTTAAAACAGGAACAGCACCACCGCCTAATACACCACCAATACCTGCATATTGACCAGCATAAGTACCAACATCTTTCATTTCAGGAGCTACACCAGCACCTGTAACTGCTCCAGCACCTGCTCCTGTTGCAGCACCTTTACCTATTGTTTTAAGTAATGTTTGACCACCTTTTAATGCGCTTTTAGCACCAAGACCAACAATACCAGTAGGCAATGCCAAACTACCACCAATTTCTAATGCTGCGGATAGTGTAGGGTTATCTTTTTGAAATGACTCTTGTTGTTTTCTAATATCATTACGTATGTCTTTATAGTTACCTTGACCTAAACCTTCTCTAACTTTTGCTTCTATTTCATCTGCAAAACCAAATGTTAAACCTTGTGCTACAGCTCTTGAACCAGCAGTACCACCAGAATAATTTTGTTTTTCTGGAGTTACTTCAATTGTTGGAGCAGTAACAGGAGCTGCATATTGAGCCTTAGCGTATTCAATAGCTTGTGCTTCTGTAGAACCATCTGGTCCATTAACGGTAATAATACTTCCATCTGGAGCTTTAACTTTAAAAATTGGCATATTATTCCTTTATTTTACTATTGACCAGCCGCCTGTACCTGCATTAGAACCGGCAGGTTTCATTTGAACGCCTGAATTTCTACCATATATTTCTTGAATTTGTTTTAAAGCAGCTTGTTTAGTTTCTTTTGGAACTGTTGGGTCTCCAATTTTACCAGCAGCTTCACGATATAACATTGCGTCTCTATCTGATTGTGGACCTTCAAGTCTTGGCATATTTAATATTAATTGAGTTTCAATAGCTTTTAATTCAGCTATATTTCTTGCTCCTGCTGTAGACTTACCAAAACCAGCAGCTAATACATCATAACCAGCTCCAACAGCACTACCTGTAGCACCTTCAATAAGTGTTTGCGCACTATTAAGTAATGGTAATACAGACTGAGCTTTGGTAATTTTTTCTTGTTGTTTAAGTTGTTCTTGTGTTGGTGGTGGTTTATATCCTGTTGGTCTAGGAGCTTCACCTGGTTTGTTTGGAAATTGAACTAACTCAGTTTCACCAGTTTCTTTATTAATTGCTGAAATTGGTTGTGGATAATTAAGCACTTGCATTGGTGGAGCAAATTGAGTTTGCTTTTGAATTGCTGCATCATAAATTTTTAACTTAGGGTCATTAGGGTTTGTTGTAGCAATTTTATCTCTTGCTGCATACAATTTATCTAACTCTGTCATACCTTGCAACTCAATACCACGTGCAGTTTTTTCTATATTAAGTCTTTCAAGTAAATTTTTAGTAGCTGCATCATAAGTTCCTTGAGACTGTTGCATACCACCTAAATAAGACTTACCAAGAATAGCAGGCAAACCAATATTTTGGTTTTTAGGTTGAGCAAGATAATTTGCACCTGCCCCTATAATTCCTGAAAGCAATGCTTGGTTTTTAAGTTTTGCTTCTTGGTCTGGTGTTAATAAACCGCCTAAATATTCAGGTTGTTTAGCACCAAAAATATTCATGCCTTGAAATAAACTTCCTAAACCTGTGTTTGTATCAAATAGTGCCATATTATTGTCCTAATATATTATATGGAAATGTTCCACGTTGTTGTTGAACTTTAATTATCTTTTCAAGTTCTCTTTGCTCTGGACTGATACCGTATGTTAATTCACCAGCATTAACGCCTCTTAATAATGGTGGAACGCTAGTATCCATTTGTCTTTGTTGTTGAGTAGGTATCATATTAGATACATTAGAAGCTGTTTGGAATGGATTTGCTTTAGCAGACTCATATAAGTTAGAAGGTATATCTTTTATAAATGCACCTGTTTTATCTAACATAGATGATGCAGCACCACCGCCATAAACAGAAGGTGTTGTATATATACTTGGCATAACTTGTGTTGCAGCAGTACCTACACCAGTAGTTGCATTGGCTACTCCAGGACCAATTAAGTTTAACCCACCTATTTCCCCTGCTGTTGTTCCAACAGCTCCAGTAGCAGGTGCAGCGGCTGCGCCTGAACCCATTGCTCCCATAAGACCTGAACCTGCACCACCTAATGCTCCACCTAGTAAAGCACCTTTAAATACATTGCCACCTTTGATAGCAGAAGTTCCACCGCCTAAAGCAGCTCCAACTGCCATTGCTGTTATTGGGTCACTCATTTTGCAACCTTTCCTACGATATAACAAATAGGTTCAATAATTGCACGATAGATACGACCTAATGTATCTCTGCGTTTACCACGCATTTCTTTCCATAAGTCAGCAGTTCTATGTCTTGCAATATGTTCTGAAACTTTGCGTACAAGTTTACGAGCAAATGTTTGTTTATCACTAAATGCAAATGCAACAACTGGCAAGAATAGTTTGTGGTATCCTTTTTCAATTGTTTTAGCGTTAGGCATATTAGCTGAATGTTTTAACCAAATAGTTTGTCTAAAGCCACCAAAACCGTATGCTTGGTTCATAGCTGTACATACAATTTTACCACCACCTGATTGAGTAGTTGTTGATACTTGACCAACAGGCGCACCATATACTGACTTAAGATATGCACTAAGTTTCTCGTATGGTTTATTTTGTTCAAAGTTAAATTTATCAATGTCAGCTTGTAGGGCAGTCTTTTGATAGTCTTCAGCAGTTTTACCTACATTACCTAATTGTGCAATATCTGCATAGTCAGCTTGTGCAAGTGCAGGTGCATTTCTTACCGCTTCGTTTTGCATAGCACGTTCACCAGCATAGTTTTGATAAGCTAAATCACCATATTTGTTAGTTAATGTTGTAGCCAATGTATTAGCTGCTCTGTTTTGAATGTCAGCAGATACGCCTGAACCATAACGACCAGCCATAGAAGCACTACCTTGAGCTTGTCTAATAGCGTCATTATATGCTTGTGTAGCTTGTTGTGTAGGACCTGCTAAGGCTTGTGTAAAGTATGGGTTGCCAGCAGATAAATAGTTACCTTGAATAGAACCCAATTGTTGTTGTTGTGCTGCAGGCACTAATGGGTTACCAGCCATAGCTCTATTTTGAGCCGCTTGTAATGCTGTTTGTGTTTGTGCAGATGGACCTACATAAGTTTGACCAGGAAAATACTCTGGAGTTGTAGTTTGATAAAGACCTTTAGCTTCACCTAAACCATACTCTACATAAGGTCTAATAGTAGGGTCTAATTCATTTTTAGTAGTAGATTGTTGAGAACCTCCACCACCAGAACCACCACCATAAAATGTAAATGACTGTACTAATTCTTGTACCCAATTGTGTAACTTAAACATATCTATTTCCTTAAAGTATAAATTCCCATGTTTGAGGTTTAAAACCCATTTCTCTAGCTTTACGTTCCCAACCTTTTCGTTGTGAAGAGAATGTAACCCTAGACTTACCGCCTTGTTTTGCTATTGCTTGAATTTCTTGCCATGCTTGTTGAAATAATGTTGCGTCATTAATTGTTGACCATGTAGCCCATACATGAAGTGTATTTCCTATAGGCTGTAACACTACAAAACCTACTGCTTTATTATCTACTATGCCTAGAAACAACATAGAACGGTTTTCATAACAATCACAGTAAATGTCTTCTATTATCCATTCCATGTGACCACGTTGTCTTACTAACTCAAGACCATGTTTAACATAGTCCCAATGTTGACGTAAATTTTCTTTAGGTATATAGTGTAATATCATCCTACAATTATATCACGCCACTATTAAATATCTGTATGTCTTGTCAGTTAATGTGTTAGCTGGATGAGTGATAACTGCACTACCTTTAGTAGTAGAACTTATATATACTCCACCAAATAAGCCACTAGAATAACCACCATCTGATACATATTGCATAGTAGCAATAACACTAGGTGTTGTTGGTCTAGTAGGTGATGTTTGTGCTGCTTGAGCTTTGATAGTAACGTCTGTACTAGATGCTCTCCACATAATCTGCACATAATTTGTAGCAGCTAATGAAACAAAAAAGTTCATAGCAGCAATGATATGATATGGGTCACTAGGATTTTTTCTAGGTGCT